TAAGAAAGGTACAGACTCTTTAATTGAAGCTACTTATACAGAAGCAAAGGATAATGGTTTCGATATTAAGGAACTAATGCAAGGTGGTAATCCCTTTAATCCGAACAAATAATCGCCATTCATAGGGGGTCTAACGACCCTCTTTTTATTATGATTAAATCCATAGAAACCTATTACAAGGGTTATCTTTGCAGATCTAGAACAGAAGCTAGATGGTTAGTTGCCTTTGACAAGGCGGGTATTAAATATGAGTATGAGCCAGAGGGTTTTGACTTGGGATCAGTTGGAAAATACCTACCCGATCTTTATTTACCTCAAGTCGATATGTATGCGGAAGTAAAGGGTCGGCCCTTTAATATAAAGGAACTAAAAAAGGCCAAAGCGTTGGCTTTAGGGTCTAAAAAAGTAGTTCTTTTGTTAGATGGAGCACCCGCAAGAAAAGCATATTGGGGTATTCACCCTGATAAATACTGTGCTGACGTAAAATTCGAGAATGAAACCTTTTGTGTAACCGATTACGACATATTTGAGGGCAGCAATTATTGGCTAGATGAAAAACGATTTTTTTCCAATACAGGTAATTGTGGTACGGAATCTTTTCCTTTATCTCATCACAATGGCGATTCAGATGAAAGCGACAGCATAGCTGTTAGGGCATCTAGGTCAGCAAGATTTGAGCATTATAGAAAATGACAAGAAATTCAGTACTATTTGGAGATTGCAGAGATACATTAAACAACTTTAATGATACTGCTAGAATGTGTATTACTTCTCCCCCATACTACGGATTAAGAAATTATGGTAATGAGGGTAATCAGATCGGCAATGAAAAATCCCCTGAAGATTATGTAAATGAGTTAGTAAAGATATTTAGAAAAGTTAAAGATAATTTAACGGAAGATGGAACTTTATGGCTAAATATAGGAGATAGTTATTATAACTATAGACCAGGTAAAGGGCAAAAACTGGTTAAGCAAAGTTTATCTAAAACTGACCAAGATTTACCTACTGAATGTAATCGTAGAGGTAGTAAATTAAAGGGATATAAAGAGAAAGATTTAATTGGTATTCCTTGGCTACTAGCCTTTGCATTAAGGTCTGATGGTTGGTATTTAAGGCAAGACATTATATGGAGTAAACCAAATCCTATGCCAGAGAGTGTAAAAGATAGATGCACAAAATCACATGAATATATATTTTTATTTAGCAAAAATCAAAATTATTATTTTAATGTTGATGCTATTAAAGAACCTACTGTAGATGGTAAACAATTAAAAAGAAAAAAAAGTGTATGGAACGTTAAAACTAAACCTTATAAAAATGCTCACTTTGCAGTATTCCCAGAGGAATTGATTAAACCTTGTATATTAGCAGGAAGTGAGGAGGGAGATTTAATACTTGACCCATTTATGGGGTCTGGTACAACAGCATTTGTATCAAACTCTTTAAATAGAGACTATATAGGGTGTGAATTAAATAAAAATTATTCTGAATTAATCACCAAAAAATTAAAATCAAAGACCGCAGAACAAAAACCATTGCAAACTAACCTCTTTAAGGTATTATAAAAATGGGAAACTATATCTATAAACCATTCATGGGTTCGATACAAAAACATGGAGCGTTAGCAAGTTTAGGGAAATGGACTTTGGAACGTGATGATACAGGAACTATATACCCGCACCGAATATATAAAGATGCTAAGAAAAATATATACCATTCAGTTACCCATATACTAAAAGAAACAGCACCACAGGAACAAAAAGATGCACTGGAAAGATGGATTGAACGAGAGGGATCAGCAGATGAGAGAGATATGGCGTGTGAGAGGGGAAAACTTGCTCACGCTCATGCAGAATACCTACTCAAAACTGGAGCAAAGCTTGCTAGATATAACGCAAACAAACGAGGTATATGGAACGCAGGAGCAGATGAACTGGAACGTTGCCCCAAAAAAGTCACGCAATGGGCATTATCGAAAGCAGCCGAAACCGCACCTCGTGTTAACTGGAGTGCGTCAGGCTACGCAAGAGGTTTACGATCATTCATTTTGGAACGTGTAACGGCCATTCATGCGATTGAATTTAGTGTGCATGATAAAGATTATGGATATGCTGGAACGGCAGATGCTTTAGTTGATATTGATGGGAAATTAACTATATGTGACTGGAAGACTTCTAAAGATATACGTTCTGAAGAAATGCTTACAAATTATTGCCACCAACTTGGAGCGTATAATTATGCTTTAAGGAACTTAACAGGAATTGAATGTAGTCAAGCATTAATATGTATAGCCCGTAGAAGTGGAAAACCCCAACTCAGGTTAATGAATAACCTAGAAGTCAGGGGTAGTGAGATTATGTTTATGGAGCGTTGCCTTAAATTTAAGGAACAGTTAAAGGAATTAGCTGTTGTTTAGCTTTTATCTTTTAATTTTTGTTCAAGTGCTCTTCTACTTCTTTCTTCAGCAGTAACTATATATTCTGCATCAGAATAAGGAGAATCTGCATTAGGTGTTGGATCGTAATAAATTATCTCATCTAATGAATCAATAATTTCATAAAGATTTTCTTCAAAGCTAAATACTTCAAAGTCTCTATTTGGTGGACTTTTTTCAAGTTCTTCCTGTATATACTTATCCAAGTCATTTCTGATCTGTTCAAGTTTAGTCATCATAATCTCCTATTGGTTCGGGTAATTGTTCAAATTTTTCCTGGGCTAACTTAGTAGCTTCATCATGTTCTAAGTTTGGATTTTCTCCTAAAACTTCTTCATAGAGACATTCTAGAATGTCATCATTATCTGGTTCGGGAAATAACCAGTTAATTTCGTTTTCTTCAGTCTGGCTATCAAGTGCTGATTGGTGATTGTGCATAAATGAGTCAGTCATCAACTTTTTCTCCTAATAAATCCCAAACAAAATTATTTATTTGGTCAGTTCCATAAGTGCGAGCAATGGTTTCCCCAACTATTTCGCATATATGTTCTTTTTCGTGCGACTCTAATAAAGAGTACAAATCAATTTGATTCTGTTTCATTTTTTTAACCTCTTTTTATTGGTGATATATAAATTGGCGTATTTAACGGCCAATTCAGTTTCTTGGTTCGTTTCTGCCCATTTCATAGCTTTATAGATAGTGTCCAGGGCTTTAAGTTCTTCACTCTTTTTTGGATCATCTTCTTTATTTTCTTCCCATTCATACTGCTCATAGGCTTTTTTGGTGTACCTATAAGCAGTAGATTCTGGAATGTTAGATTTCATTAATGTAATAACTACATCATTTCTATCTAAGTCTTGACGAAATAAAGTTAAAGCTAGATTAATTGCTTCTTTTCTATCCATATTTCTTTATATATGCGATAGCACATTCAGCAGATTTTTTACAAATTTCCTGATCTTTTTTTAGTATTTGAGATCCCAGGCTAAAAGCAATTTCTTTAGCTTCTTCACTTTGTTTATCTGTTGGTGCGGTAACTGTTAGAACTAAGGCTAAAACAAAATGATTTAGCCTTTCTTCATACTCTTTAGTATTTTTCATTTTATTTAGTCCATTGAAAGTTGTAATTCTGTAAGAGAATATCCCTTACCCTTTCCCTGTCTAAACTATCGCCATCACCCCAGGTGTATGTGGTTCGTAATAATCTTGCATTTTCTAAAAGGCTTTTGTATTTGTTAAACGCCTTTAATACGTCATCACGTTCAACAAATTTGTTGTGGATAACTGGGTCGGCAAGTGGATAAAGGCCACTTTTACCATAAAAGTCTAAAACGTAATTAATGAATTGACTTTGAGAATTTTCAGTAATTTTCATTTTTGGTTAGATGAATAACTGTTGGCATTACTATATTACAGTAGTCTTTTGATTAGTGCAATAAAAAAATTCTCATTTTCATAATTTCGTTATGGCCTTTAATAAGATATGCGATACCTTAGAAAGTGTCTCTTTTATAGAAAATTATGCGAAATTTCTTAAACGTCAGTAATAACAAGGAAATTACAATCAAATTAAGTACTGAGCAGTTATTTTTTATTGTGGTTTGTTTATTGAAGTTAATCAGACTCGATAAAGGTAATTTTAAATATAATTATAGAATCTATAAAATAATTGATAAATGCACTTGCAATTTATTTGGTAATGTGTAACAATAGAGTATGAGAGTTTACGTTATTCCCTCTCATTAACAAAAAAATGTCTGAAACAATTACTGCTAACCAGGTTTCTAGTCCATACGCTATTTATGAAAACGAAACTAAAATTGCTTCATTACCTTATGAAGTTTTGCGTGTAGCTAGTCAATTTGTAACTAAAGATGAATCTAAACAGATTTTAATGGGTATTCATTTAAAAGTTGATAACAAAGAAATTACAATTGCATCAACTGACGGGCACAGATTATTTTATTTTAAATTTCCTAATAATGAACTAGGCTTTAAATTAAATAAAAATATTATTATCCCTGGTTCGATTTTAAAAAGTCCAGTTAAAAATGCTACTAAAGTTTTGATAACTGATAATCTAATTACTTTTATGAATCAAGAAATATTCTTAAGTTCGATTCATTATAGACAATTAGAGGGAAATTATCCGAATATAGAGCAATTAATTCCTGATTCATTCACAAATAATTTTGAAGAAGAATTTAGTTTTAATTGTGATTATATAGGGCAATTCTGCAATCAGGTTAAAAAATTATCATCAAATAAGTCTATTACTTTTAATGGTAATTTACCGACTACACCTTTTGTAATTTCTGCTGAATGGGATATCAAAAACCCTTTTGAAACTTTAGAGGGATTTGAACCAGTCTTAAACTATTTAATAATGCCTATTATGAAAAGAAATTAAAAATCTTTTTGTTAAATGGTTGCTTTATTTCTTCTTATGTACTACAATAGAATACATAAGAAGATTTTTTTTATTCAACTTCTTACTAAATAAAATGGAATTATTAAAGCAAGATGTAAAAAACTATTTAATTCAACAGTTGGAAGATAATGTTGGATTAGATAATGATATTAATGACTTGCACCATTATTTAATTAATCAAGATTATTTTATTATTGGATATTACCAGGCTAGAAAATGGTTAGAAAAAGAATCAGTTTTTGAAGCTATCGAAAAGGTAAGAGACTACGAAGAATCAAACTTTGGACAAGTATCAACTGATTTTTCTAATGAAGAACAAACAGCAAATATGTTGGCTTATGTTTTAGCTGATGAGATATTAAATGAAAATAATACTTATCAATTATTTTCTAGATTTACTGGTGTATTTGATGAAAACAAAAAAGAATTATTAATTAACAGCCTACAAAATAGTTAATATTAATTGTTAACTATTGTAACTATTACTATTGTATTGTATTACAATAGTAATTTTTTATTGTTATAATTAATAGTAAGGAGACAACAAGTTAACATCTCCTACCAAAAAAAATGAAATTAACTATCCTATTTATTGCTATCTCTTTTTTAAGTTGGCAGTACTTCACTATTACTAACACGTTAGCTAATAGACTTCAACAAAGAACTAACCAAATTGATTCTGTTATTGTTGAATATTTGGAGAATAATTAAAATGGAATTTACAGAAAATCAGTATCAAATAGATTCTTATTTCTTACTTGCAAAATCAAGAAACAAAGAAATTGCAGAAAACATAAATGATTTTATGTTTATGTATAAAAAAGAAAATGAACTATTTTTCAAGAATGTAAATTCTAGAAAGTATGTAACTGTTACTTATTAATTATTAATTATGGACTCTGAACTTATCAAATGGCTAGCAACAATGCCAAAAAATTATTCTCTATCAGGTAGTAAAACAAGTAACTACAATGGAGAAAAACAACTCAAACTATTTTTAAAAATTAAAGAGAATTAATCATGTTTGTTATTGATTCTATTTTAATTATTACTTCTACAATTATTATTGCTGAAGTTAACAACAAAGTTAGTGAATATCTAAAACAAGTTAAACACTAACAAATTAAAAAATTAAATTAATCCTATCCTAAAAAGATAGGGTTTTTTTTATGCAAAAAATTATTATTGAAAAATAAATAGTAAATATATTTTTAGTTTGGGTTTTTTCTTTTCCTGCTCTCTATCTTGTAAACTATAAAATCTAAATTCCTTTTGGTGCGGTTGATCTCATCCGAACTGTTGCCAGGCAAAAAAGGAAAATTGATGTAAGAAAAATTAAACGAAAAAAAAAATATTGTTTTTGTTGCTGTTGTTCCCTATCTCCTACCAATTCCCAAATATTCCCAAATGGGGGGAGAGTTGCGGATTCGAGGAATATATATAGAAACTCCCTGAACCTACTGATAAATCTACAAATTATTTCCTTCTACACTATTTATTATAGTACAATACTACATTAGTGTCAACTATCTTTTTGATTTTCTACTCGTATAGATAGTTCTGGAGCATTTATGTTCACAGTCTCCACACTCTCTCCTACTACTTTACCTAACGAATCTAATATTTGAGCAGCAGTCTGATACTGACCTTTTTTACACGCCTTATCAAAAAGTCTTACCCTCATGGCTTGTATGCGAGCGATCATATTGTCTCTATCTTTCTGCCAATCCTCATCATTCCATTTTGTCACCTCTTTCCAGTCATTCCAAGCAGTTTTTACACAGACTCCTTCTCTGGCAGCGTGTTCAAAAACCAAATGTCTTGTTGGCAACCCGTCTAGCTGTCTTTTGTACAACCTCTGCCTTCTCTGCTCTATAACCATATCTGGTGATCTACCAGGATTCTTTTTCTTTGGAACGAACGAATCATCAAAATTCTGTAAAATTGCTTCTGTCACGGACTGAAACTTATGTTATTAATTGAATAATAACCTTAAAATAGCGAATTAGTCGATAAAAACTACAAAATAAATTAAAATTAGGGTTATTTTGTACTACATGAGTGTAAAGACAAAGGAAAATTTAACACTACGTTGGGCACAGGGGGAAGTGTTCAACGCAAAAAACAGATTTAGGGTGCTGGTAGCTGGCAGAAGATTTGGAAAATCTTATTTATCCTGTATTGAACTTGTAAATGCAGCAATCCAACGCCCTGGGGAGACATACTTTTACTGTGCCCCAACCTACCGCATGGCAAAGGACATCGCCTGGAAAGAGCTTAAGAAGTTAGTCCCTCAATCTTGGGTAAGAAGCAAAAACGAAACCGACTTAAAAATAGAATTAATAAACGGTTCACTTATCGAACTTAAGGGAACAGAAAACGCCACTACATTGAGAGGCCGAAGTTTAGCGGGAGTTGTTTTAGACGAGGCAGCGTTCATGGACTCTGACGTATGGTTTCAAGTTATTCGACCCGCATTAGCAGATAAACAGGGGTGGGCACTTTTCATATCAACTCCCGATGGCACGGCAAGCTGGTTTTACGATTTATGGTGTTACGTCCCAGAAGATGAAAGTGGAGATTGGAAACGCTGGAGTTTTACCACAATTGATGGGGGTAATGTTCCAGCCGAGGAGGTCGAGGCAGCCAAAGCCCAATTAGACAAGAGAACATTCAAGCAAGAATTTGAGGCAAGTTTCGAGAATCTTACTGGTTTAGTGGCGGTTAGTTTTGGTGACGAAAACATTAGCAGCGAGGTTCAAGATCTTCATATGCTTCCTTTGATTTTGGGGTTGGATTTTAACGTAGACCCGATGATGGGGGTATGTGCTGTAAAGCATAACGATTGTCTTTATGTGTTTGACGAGATTGTACTCACAGGAGGAGCCACCACATGGGATTTTGCGGAGGAAGTTACCAGGAGGTATGGAGTTGATAGACGAATTATTGCGTGTCCTGACCCTACGGGTAGTGCCCGAAAGACAAGTGGTGTAGGAGTCACGGACCATAATATTCTCAGGCGAAGTGGTTTTACGGTTATGAGCCCAAGATCTCCATGGAAGATCCGAGACAAAATAACTGCTGTCAACACAGCTTTATACGATGCGGAAGGCAGCAGGAGAACATTTATCCACCCTCGTTGTAAAGAATTAATAAAAGCACTCAGAACTTTAACTTATGCACCAAATACGGGATTACCAAATAAGAATCTGGGAGTAGATCACGCTTTTGATGCTTTTGGTTATCTTTGCTTGCAACAATTCAACTTGGCAAAACCAGAGACATTAGGTCAGACTTCGTTTAGAATATATTAAAATCATTTAATTTTTCCTATGCCTTACCATAAAGGTGTAAAAACGAAGAAAAAAACAGTTAAAACGGGTAAGAAAAAGAAAAAATAACTGTGA